GTCTGTCACTACATTTACTATTTCCGTAATTTTTTTTATACCCTCTGTAAGGGTTGGCAATAGCAACTCTCCAAGTTCTACCTGTAAGGCATCAAAGGCAGATTTTGCCAATGTAATACTTCCGTTGAGGTTATCCAACTTGGTTTCTGCCATTTGTTTAGCTGCGCCATCACAGTTATATACCGCATCTGTAAGTTTATTAAAATCCGCTTCGGATGCGTTTACTATGGCAAGCATACCCGCAAAACTTTCTTTTCCAAAAATCGTTGTTGCTGTTGCCACCTGTTCCGACTCGGACAATCCGCCTAAACTGCTTCGGAGGTTCTTTACTACATCCCCAAAACTCTTCATAGAGCCGTCTGCATTTGTAAGGCTTATACCGTATTTCTTCATTGCTGCCGCTTGTGCATCTGTCGGCTTTGCCATATTGGCTAATGCCGTCTTTAAACTTGTACCTGCGACCTCTGCCTTAATACTTGCATTTGCCATAAGACCAATGCCTAAAGACATATCCTCTACGCTATATCCTAATGCTCCGGCTACAGGTGCGACCTTTTGGAACGTTGACCCCATCATGCTTACATTGGTGTTTGCATTACTTGATGCTTGTGCCAATACGTCCGAAAAATGCCCGGCATCTGATGCACTCAACCCAAAAGCTGTTAAGGCATCCGTTACAATGTCAGATACGCTTGCTAAATCTTCCCCGGAAGCTGCTGCAAGGTTCATAATGCCCTCGATACCGCCTAGCATATCCTCGGTTTTCCAACCTGCCATAGCCATGTATTCCATAGCCTGTCCGGCTTCCGTTGCGGTAAACTTCGTTGATGCTCCCATTTCTTTGGCTTTATTTGAAAGTTGGGCGATTTCCTCGGTTGTTGCTCCCGATATTGCCTTTACTCCCGACATCTGCTCTTGAAATTCGGCTGCCTTTTTAACCGGCCCGGCATATATCGCCGTTCCTACCGCTGCGATTGCTCCTATTGTTCCTGTCAACTGCGACTTTGTTTGTGCTATCGCTGCGTTATTTTTATCTATTTTTTCGTTAATGGCTGCAACTTTCTCCTGTGATTTCTGCAACCTGTCGTATTGTTTTTGTAATTCCTCCGTGTTCTTGGCAAGGTTATCTGTATTTACGCCCGCTTCTTGGAGTGCCTGCCCCATTTCCTGTAGCTTCTCCGTTTCATCCGCTGTCTTATCTCTCGCCTTTGCCAATGCTTCCGTGTTAGCTTCTAATTTCTTTTTAAGTTTTTCGGATTCTCCGCCTGTTGCATCATACTCCGCCTGTAACCTTTCATGCTCTTTTTCAAGGTCTGTAACTCTCTGTTTGCTTCTCTCTACCGCCGTCTGCTGTTTCTGATATGCCGATACATCCTTTAACTTATTTCTAACCTCTTTCAGATTATCGCCCAAAAGGGTCGTTGTGCTGTTTGCTGTCTTAAAAGTCTTAGAGAAGTTCGGCCCCAAGGCTGCGGTTAATTGAAAGAAAAATTGAAATTGTCTTGCACTCGCCACGCCTTTACCTCCTTTCGGGCATAATAAAAGCACCTGCCTGTGCAAGTGCTGAATCTATGTAAATTATGATTATTTTCTTTGTTAAAATCCGCCCTGTATTTCAAGGGCGGATATGCTATTGGTTGTTCTGTTGTTGTGCTTTTTCTTTTTTTATCAATCCGTTAAGGCTTCGTATCCACCCTCTCAAATCACGGATTGTAAGGCTTACCCAATAGTCAACCCCTGTGTGTGTCTGTCTTGAAAGTAAAAGTGCATTTTCTCTTACCCAAGTTCCGGGGTTTAATCTGTTAAGCCTGTTGTTACTAAAAAATCTCTGCTCTTATTCTTGATTTTTCCAAAATCACGGATAGGTAAATGCTCGATAAGGTCACTTCCTACACCTGCTGCTCTCGCTGCCATTTTTGACAAGAAAGAGGTTGAGATTTCCGGCGATAATACATACTCTCCAACTGCTGCCATTTCATTTTCAACGGCAATCATATCTGAACCCAAAAGGCCCTCAAAATTAAAAGTCAACTTATCGTATGTCTTTCCCTCAAATTCAAAGGGGTCCTTGAATACATGGGTATAATTTAATCCGTCTGTGTCCGATTCGGTCACATTTACTTTCTTTTCTTCTACTGCTGCCGTCTGCTTTACATCTTCCATTGCGTTTAATCCTCCAATTTTCTATCAAATACAGGAAAAGCACGGTTTCCCGTGCTTATTTTCCAAGTGCCTTTCTTACATCCGCCAAGTAATCTTTTCCGTTTACATAGTAGATATAATTAAGCGGGTCAATCTCTAACTTTTTCTTGCCGTTGATGTATGTAGCATAATAACTTACTGCATACTCTCCGCTTACCTCTGCTGCCGCTGCCGTGGCAACTTTTCCGGGGTTAAGTTTCTTCGGGGTTACTACAAGAATATGTTTTACTGATACAACCTCTGTAGTACCCTTTACGGTATCTTTCTGCTGCTGTGCTGCTCTTAAATCAATATTGTGCTGTCTAGGCTCATGCAATTTAATTGCATTGTTTGTTACCGTTCTGAAATTGAGGGTAAGGCTCATTGCTTCAATCGCACCTAAAATTACAGATTCGATTTTACCGCCAATGCCGGCCCCGCTGATTTCCTCGGTAATATTTGAAATTTCGGGTAATGTTACTTCGGAGATTCCGATATATTCCGTTGCATCTTCGTACACCGCAAACCCGATTACTGTTTCGTCAATCTTTGGCATCCTGTTTTACCTCCTATGCAAAAATGTTTTCGAGATAACTTACGTCATACTCTAATACAAAATCAAGTTCCTTTGCAGGGCTTGGCGGTGTAAGGTAGATATGGAATTTTGCCTTACCTGCCAATAAGTCCGTTGTGGTGTTTTCTTCCTCCAAGAACTCAACACGACCGCCCAATATCTTCTCTTCTGCCATTAAGCCGTTAAGCCAAATGTTAATACTCTGTGTTACGGATTCGATAAGGCGTTTATTCAACTTCTTATCAACCTTGCTCCACATTGAGAGAATAACAGAATTTGCCACCCAACTAAACATACGGCTTACGCAATAGAAATAATCCGTAACATCTGTATTTGCCGGGTAGCAAGCTGTTTCATTACCCCAAGATACAAAACTTCCTGTAAGGTTTAATGCCGTTATAATTCCGTTTGAGTTAAGGTAGTTTGCCTTTACAAGGTCTAAAAGTACCTCTGTTCCGTCCGCAAGTACCATTCCGTCAATCTGAATAGTCTTATTACTTGCAGATTCGCACGGCGAACCTCCGCCTAAATCCTCTGTTGCATCCGTCTTTGACATAACGCCCGCCTGATGTACTGATGAATGGTAAATTTTACCGCCAAGTGTGTACTTGGGCCATGTAACAAGCTGTGACGGCTGTGTGATATTGTTATTATTCTTCCATGCCGGAACATCTGAATATGCCTTTACTGTATTGGTATCCGCATCAATGATTGCTTTTCCTGTAAATAATCCGTTGATGTTCTCCGCCTTTGCTGCCATAATTGCAGCTACCTCCGAATCTGTAGAAAAGTTCGGTGCAAGGAAGAGTGTAGGGATAACGCCGTACTTAGGATATACGGAATCTACCAACTCAAAACCGCTTGATTTATTGGTTGATGTATCATAACCGCCGATAATGTCTTTCTTTGTTACCTTGCTCGGGTCTACCGCATTATATTTAATGTTAAGTCTTGCGTTGTCTGCTGCGATTGCTCCGCCCTCGATACGTTCTAATCTTAACACTCCGTCTGTGTAGAAAAGGTCGTAGTCTGTACCTCTTGTATAGGCACTTGTAAGTGAATCCTCTCCGTCATATCCCTTTACCTCTACCGTTTCGCTTACTGCTTCATACGGCAGTTCTGTAATTCCTCCGGCTAATGTCTTTTCTGCTGTCTGTTCTCCTGTAAGATGCTTCTTAGGGTCAAGAACATTAACCATAATAATAGGCCCATTGGAATACAATTTGAATGATGAGTAAATTTCCTCGCAAATATCGTATTTATCCCATTCGTCACTATATCCCATTGCTGCTACTGCTTCCGCATAGTTAGATGCGTATACAGGTTCGTTTACTTTTCCGCCTACCGTATGCACCGGGGCAGTACCTACAACGATGTGTATACTGCTGTCTGCGACAACAGGCGTTGATACACTCGTAGCCTGTTTACTTGCTTTCGCTCCGTGATAGTAATTACTCATTACTTTAATCCTCCTTTGGTTTTCTCATAAGGCTTAAAACATCATTGTAATATTTGTTTAACAATGTTCCCGCTTTCTTTGTTTTTGGTTTGTTTACCGCAAGACTCTCCGTGGTTACGATAAGCAACCTTACCTGTGGTAACTTCTCAATGGTTGGCTTTAAATATTTCTCAATTTCCGCTCTGTTTCCTGTAAAAATTGTATTTTCAACCAACCCTGTGTTTGTTGTCGGTCCGATATAGATAAATCTTTCCTCTGTGGCGTTCGTATTTGCCGTTTCCTGCGGTTTTTCTGCTTCTGTCGTAGATTTTACCGCCTGTTCTGTTTCTTCCGCCTTTGTGGCTGTTTTGCTCGCTCTCGGCATACTTTCCAACCTCCTTTACTCTAAATACTGTCTTACATTCCTGTGAATCTGTGGCAACTCCCATATTGTCATTAACTCGCCAACTTGGTACAACTCCATGTTTTCATCATAGATTATTGTTTCTATCGGCATTTGACACGAATAGTGTTCATCTACTACCACGTCCTCTAACAGGCTTGTTTCTATCTTTGTTACAAGGTTTAGGCATTGCATATAATTTTCGTTTTTATCTTCCGAAAATGTAACGCAAATAATACGCACCCTACATACATTCTCTTCATTATCTACCTTTTTGGTAAGTAATTTAAGAAGTATGTAGGGTGCTGCTTTCTTTTCCTGTTCCTTGTTTGGCAAGTTCCCGATAAAGACTAACGGCGGTCGTTCTCCGGGGTCTGTTCCATTTTCCGGCACTCTTGCGATTAACCGCATATCTTTTACTTTATCCTCCATATAGGTTTTAAGAGCGTTCAATAGGTCAATCGCTGTCATTAACTACCTCCGTTCAATATCCTGTCAATTTCGTGTTCCATGCGGTTGTTGATTACTTCGTTTACCCTGTCCTCGACCGTCTTTAATACAACGGCGTTTTCTGCCATTCTTGGTACGGACGGACCGTAAAGCTGTTTAATCGGATAGCTTGAATCGTTTTTACGTTCATATATTCCTATATGTCCGTTTGGTATTTGTGCGGTAAATGCTTCCGCAAATTCCACTTGGCTTTCATCTCTTTTTACTGCTGCCTTAACAGGTGTTTTGCCGTATGTTGCTTTCTGCGGTGCGACATTGTACTTAATAAGTGGAATAACCGTACCTGCGTACTCAATACTCCCTATTAGTCCGTCACTCCGCATTTCAACCTTTTTATATCCAATATGCGAATACCTCGATATGACCGCCGGACTTACATAGTACACGCTCTTAATCTGCTTATTAAAAGCCGTCCGCCCTGCTGTCAATCCTCTTTGCATTGCAGGCTTTAATACTTTTTCGTCTGCTTTTCCCAAGCCGGACAAAATGGCGTGTAGCCTGTTGGTGGTTTCCTGTGATACTTCAATGTCTACCATTTATTCATCCTCCCCCACCAATTCAATAATAAGTTCGTTGTACTCTGTTGTAACCTCGGATATTTTATACAGTTCGTTACCTATCCACATTCTCATGCCTTGCCTTGGTTCTTTTTCCAAGTCGGATAATCGGATGCGTACTACAAGCAACTTTTGGTATATGCCCTGTGCATGGTCCCCGGATAGCATTTGTCGGCGTGCTTCTGCTGCATCCGAATCAAATATAACAGGCACATTCCTGTCTACTCCGTCAATGCGTATTCTCTGCAATTCTGCAAATTCCTCCGTATTGTAAAAAGTGCAGTCCAAGTCCTTATCAAGCATTTCCTTAAAGTTTTTCATAGGCTGCCACCGCCTTTAGCAGACGGTAGCAACATACCAAGAATCTACTTCGTGAGGTACACAAAGCGGTGCAGAATTTAACTGTAAGAATCTTCTAGGTGGTCTACGCTCTACCCACTGTTCCGGGATTCTCGCACCCTCTACAACCTCGATTGTCTTACCTGCTTCGTCTGTTACTCCGACAGCACCATAATACATAGAGTAGTTCGCTTCTGTAGAAAGAAGTGCAACGACATTTGCCGGAAGCAAAGGCTTGTCCTCCGGGTGTTCTTTGTCGGTCCAGTTATCTAAGTACCACTCGTTGTAAGTATAAATATCCATTCCTAACTCATGGATAGTACCTACATAGGTTGCACCGTTCGGAAGTTCCTTTGGTGCAATTACCGCAACCTCGAATCTTCTTACATCAAGAACTTTCTGTACTTCCTCATCCATTAAGAACGCTTCTAAGGCATCCGAACCCATAAGGCATACGTTGCAGTTTACAAAACCTTTCTTCTGTACCTGCGTCCTCCACGCTTTTAACTGCTTAATCTTACCGCCTGTCTTTTTATTCCAAGCATTAGTACCGCTTAATGTCAATTTGTTTGTAAACTGAAAATCAATTTCTGCCTGTAATTCTTTTCCGTCTTTGTCAAGGATAGGAATTTTACCTGTAAATAAAGCCTGACAGCACATCCATTCTTCACGGCGTGTAATCATTTCGTCAAGTTCTGTAAAATCCCTCTGCATTTTCTCTACTGCTCTCTGATTCGGAGATTTACCGCCGTAAAGGCTTTCGCCCGGTGTACGCTTCAAAATATCGTCAACGGTTGTAATTTTGTTTGGTGCTACAAGTGGTGGCTCGTAGGTGTTTGTTTCGTACCCCTCGTTGTCGATAGTCACACCGCCAATCTTTTTATGTACGAATGGTGCAAGCTGTCTGTTTCCTTTCTTAAAATCTACATCAATCTTCTGTGTGTCGAATGTTTCGACATTGCGGAAGAAAGTAGACTTAATGAACGTCTGCACTTTAGGCATACGCTCTACAAGTTTCCCCATTGTTCTAGGGTCATAAATGCTGATATTTGCCATTTTTATTTATCTCCTTTTCTCTATGCTGTTGCGTTGTCTGTATCTACGAGGAAAATACCAATTTTTCTAAATGGTGCTTTAAAGTCTGCTGCCGTCTTGCCTACAGGTACTTCAATCGCACTACCGAAAAATTCGCCTGTGAGGTAATATACTACCTCTTCTCCCTCTTCTGCGTTTTCCGCTGCAAGACCGTATACATCCGCTACGGTATCTGCTGTTACCGCCTTAATTTTTCCGTCCGTGCCTAATGTAATAGGCATAAGTTCGTGAATTGTTTCTCCGCTTGCTACTGTGCCCGAATCGGTCACAACGGGAAAATCCCCGGCGTGTACCATTTTAGGGGAATAACTTTCTAACTTCTCTTTTCCTGCCATTGTTCTTTACCTCCTGTTATTTTGTCTGCGGATACATCTGGTCGATAATCTCGCCGAACGGGTCTTTCTCTTCTCCCTGTCCTCCATTGTTAGAAGCCGGGGTTACGTCTTTTACTCCCGATTTGTCTACATCATCCTCACGGTCGTTTAAAAACGCCTGCCCTGTCTTTTTCTGTGCTGCTACAATCTGCATTGCAAACGTTTCCGCACTTACAGGCTCTTCATACTTTGCCTTATTCGCCAAATCCTCAAATCCCGGCAATGTGATTTCATCAATCGCCTTGATTCTTGCCCTTTCTGTATCTACTGCTGCCTGTGTGTCCGCTCCGGCGTTGTCTTTTGCTCCTGCCAAAACCTCTGTTTTATACGCATTGGCTACGTCCGGGTGGTTCTTTTTAAACTCTTCCAATGTCATGTTATTGCCCTCCTTGTTTTTTCCATTGGTTTTATAGTTATTATTATGGCTATTGGCGTAGCCTAATAATCCTTTTGGTATCGTGCTGAATCTCTCCAAGCCGATAGGTACGGAATTTACTATTACTTTTTCCGCATTTTCTACCTCTGTATCCACATCCGTAAACATTACTGCGGTACAAAAGCCTGCTTCTACTGCTTCCTCGCCTGTGAACCATTCGCCCTCATTTGTCATAAGGCTTTTTATCTCTTCCTCTGACTTGTCTGTGACTGTCATGTAGCAATTAACAATAGATTGCTTGATTGTTTCCAATTCTTTAACAATGTTTTCTAAATCTGTTGTATTGTAATATCCAATCAATCCGGCTAATGGGTCGTGTATCATAAATACACCGCCTACAGATATTTCTATAGTATCGCCTGCCATAGCAATAATGGTTGCTGCACTTGCACACCAACCGTCAATTTTTACCGATATTTTTGCCTTATGCTCTTTTAATCGTGTATATATCGCTACTGCTGCGAATACATCCCCTCCGCCCGAATTGATACGCACGGTTATTTCATCTACCGCCCCCAAGTCTTTTAACTCTTGATTAAATATACTTGGTGTGATTTCATCCCCATACCACGAATACTCGGAGATCTCGCCATACAAAAGCATTTCTGCCGTGTTACTCTCTTCGTCCGGCACAAAGTCCCAAAACCTTTGTACTTCGTTCTTATTCCTCGGTTTCTTCCTCTGTCTGCCCTCCGTCATTGTCGGGGTTGTTTTCTGTGTCTGATTCCTCACGTCCGTTAATATTCTCAACGGTTTGTGTGTCTGTCTTTGCACTTCCTGTTACCTCCTTTAACAATTCCTCTTCACGCTTTCGCTGTTTGATATTTTTGTAAAAGTCTGTGCCTGTAAGTTCCCTCGCTTCTCTTTCTCTTGTGGAATAGCCACCCTGTACCCTTTTCTCGGCAGCTTCAACCTCTTTTGTCGGGTCAAGCTGTCCGGCACTCGGTCCCGTCCACTCTGCCGAACAATAGGCATCTTTAATAATCGGGTCTGCAAAAAATCCGGGTGCTTTGATTCTCCCTTTTGCTACCGCCTCGCTTAACCATTCCTCGTAGATTGGTTGGCAAAAATCAGCAACAAACCACGCCCGGTACATTTTTACAACCTTGAAAAATTCAAGGATTGCGGCCCTTGATGCGGAATAGTTGCTAGAAAAAGCCATAATCAGTATTTCGTATGGGATTTCCAAGGCTGCCCCTATCTGCTTTAGCACTGCAATTACAAACGGGTCAAAGTTCGGGTTTGGTCTGCCCGGATTTACCATATTGGCTTTTTCTCCCTCTCCAAGGTCGATTACTGCCCCCGGTGCAAGCTCAATACTGTTTTCGTCCTCTTGGTCTACCTGCATCTCTTCCGGGATGCTTTCCCCAAACGGCACATCATCACTTGCACTTTCTTTTTCAATGAACACGGTAAATAATCCGTTAATAACTGCTGCCAATACTTCCGCTTCTGTATATCGACCCAGCTGCTTTATCGTGTCAATTACAGGTGCTAAAAAGGGAACTCCTCGGACTTGCCCGATTCGCTCCCTGTTCATAACGTGTAATATGTTTCTCCGTCCTGTCTTTTCTCCGTATGCAAGCACTCTTACCCACTCTCTCGGTTCTCTATCCGTAAATGACAACGGATGAAACTTTGATACATGGTAGGCAACAACCTCTCCTGCTTTGTTCTTTTCCACACCCTCGCAAAATAAAGGGTTTACACTTTCGTTATCCGGCGTGCTTACTCTGTCTGCTTCAAGGGTTTGTATTCTAAGGTCGTAAACGCTTCCTACCCTCTTGGTTGTTGTCATTAGTGCGAACGAATCGCCACTAAGCAAGGCATTTAAAAATGCCAACTGCTGCAACTGATAAAAATTGTCTATGCGTTCAAGGTCGCAATTCGTAGAATCCGCCCAATGTGCAAATTCTCTTTCTATCGTTTCCTCTAACTCTCTTGCTTCCTCCGGCTCAATCTTTAATACTTCCTCATTGATTGATGCTTTTAGGTGTAATCCAATTCCTATAGTATTGGTTCTAAGCCTTTTTATTGCCCCTGTGGCAACATTTGAGCCACCATAGAACAAATCCCTAGACCTCTGCCTTAAAGGGTCTATATTGTCCTCTATGTCCTCTCTATGGCTACCTCCGCCGTGCGTCCAACCTATAAGACTTTTCTTTGTAGCACTTGCACCGTAGTTTCCGTAACCACTGTTAATCATACTAAGGCGTTTTTTTGCCACTTCTCGCTTTAATGCCCTTTCCGGGGATATTGCTTTTATGGCTTTATCAATAAAATTCAAGGCTCAAATCTCCT